AAAGACGGAGGTACTATTGGTGTTGCATCTTCAACAAGTGCAATTACTATTTCCTCTGGTGGTATTGTCACATTAGTCGATGACTTACTACTTAAAGATGCTTGTACCATAGGAACCGCAACTACTGCTGGTGCAATTTCAATAGCTGCTGATGGTTTGGTTAATCTTGCAACTGCAGCTGCAACAGTTAATAGTGCAGTTATTAGGACTGCTGGTACTGACACAATATGGATTCCTGCAGCTGCAATGCGTCCTACTTCTTCAAATGGTTGTGCAGCCATAACAGATATAGAAACAACTTCTGGTCGCCCTGATATGCAAGTGTTAGACTTTGATCCAAGTTCTGATGAACACGCACAATTTCAAATATCTATGCCTAAATCTTGGAACGAAGGAACGATTACTGCACAATTTTATTGGACTACAACTGCAACTGATACAGATGGCGTGTCATGGGCTATTCAAGGAGTTTGTGTAAGTGATAATGATACAATCGATGTTGCATACGGAACTGCTATTGTTGTAGATGATTCTGCTCTTGGTGCCGCAGAAGACCTCTGTGTTACTGCCGCAACTGGTGCAATCACTGTTGGTGGAAGTCCAGCAGCTGGTGATCTTGCATTTTTCAGAGTTTTTAGGGATGTGTCTGATAGTAATGATGATATGGGAGAAGATGCAAGATTAATTGGTGTCAAAATATTCTTCACTACAAACGCTGCAACAGATGCATAAATATCAAGTGAGGTTTATAATATATGTCTAAAAATAAATACGATGAATTTAATCTTCCACCAACAGGCCCAAATCTTTGTGATTTTTATGGTCAATACATAGGTTTTGGTGGAGGTAACGGTGGTGCATCAGGTGTTGCTGTTGACGCACTTATTGCTAAATCTGCGTTATATATAAGTGGTGATAATGCAAGGTTAAATAGAACTCCTAGTTCTGCTGGTAATAGAGATATTTGGACATTCTCAACATGGGTTTTTAGAACATTAAAAAATGCTGAAGAAATAATATTTAATGCCGGAGCAGACGATAATAACAGAACAACAATAAAATTTAATGCCAATAATATTCAATACTTTCATTTTGACGGTGGAGGTGTAACAGATGTATTAACCACAAATGCCGTCATGAGAGATTTAGGTTGGCTGCATTTAGTTGTGGCAGTTGATACAACTGAAGCTATAGAGATTAACAGAGTAATTATTTACGTTAACGGAGTGCGTATCACTTCTTACAGCACAGCAAATTATCCAGCACAAAATGCAGATACAGATTTCAATTCTACATCACCTCACGTTTTTGGCAGTGATATTTCTGGATCAAACGATCTTGACGTATATTTAGCAGAGTCAGTGTTCATTGATGGTACGCAGCTAAAACCTACTAGCTTTGGCGAATATGATACATCTAATCTTTACTGGACGCCTTTATCTCCTACCACAATTAAAGCGCTCACTTTTGGCACGAATGGCTTTTATCTTTCTAATGAAAACAGTACATCACAATCTCTTACATCATTTACGGACGATAGTTCTACAGGCCATACAATCACGGCTGCTGGAAATACCACCTACGCAACCACTCAAGTTAAGACCAGCTTGAGTTCAATTTCTTTTGACGGTAATGGTGATCATTTAAAGTGGGCGCAGTCAGGCCACTCAGATTTTACACTAGGAACAGCTGATATGTGTATTGAAGGCTGGTTTTATCGAGATGCTTTATCAGGCACAAGCAACATATCGTACATAATAGATTTTAGATATGCAGGTAATAATGATGATCGTCCAGCTATCTATATGGACGGCAGTAATAACATTAATTACGATTTAAATGGTATCAAAATTACATCTTCGACTGATCCATCAATAGATGAATGGTTTCACTTAGCCGTAGCCAGAGTTTCTGGCACTACGACAATGTATTTAAATGGAACAGCTGTTGGAAATTTTTCAGACGCTGTTGATTATCTTGTTGGCCGTCCTTGGTTAGGTGATTACCCTCAATCAAACGCTTATGCTTGGACAGGATTTATGGATGAGGTTCGTATATCAAAAGGAGCAGCAAGGCACACAGGAAACTTTACTCCCACAACAACTCCTCTTGTGAGTGACACTAATACCTCGTTTCTTCTGCGGGGTATTCAGAATTTTGGGGCGGGTCATGACGCTAATTCAGACCCCGGCCAAGGTAACCATTTGTTTAATGCTAGTGTAATCCTATCAACTCATACTCCAACAAATGTGTATGCAACATTAAATCCTTTGATGGCTGGGTCGCCTGGAGCGTTCACCCAAGGTAATAGAACAGCAACAATTCCACCAGTTAATAGTTCTGTTATGTCAACTTTACCATTTCCACCAACTGGTAAATGGTACTGTGAAGTTAAATTTGCCACAATTCATGGATATTCTGTACTTGGTGTTTCTCAGATGAACGCATCAACTTGGTTGGAAAATAGTGCTGAGTATATATCTCCTGCAACGCCAACTTTTACTGAAGAGGGAACTCTTTTTACTGAGGGAGATACAAGTGGAGATTCTATAGCTGTAGCTGCTGACACTATTTATGGAGTAATGTGGAGTTCAGATGAATCAATTTTGAAAATAACAGACGGAACTAATACTTTTCAATGTGCTTATACAGTTAATGATATTGGCCTTGTCGGCACAGTACCTTTAGGTTGGATTTTTGCAATAAGTAGTGGTTCTGTAACAGGGGTCGTAAGTGTTAATTTTGGCGATCCACCCTTTACAATATCATCTGGCAATACAGATGGCAATGGTCACGGAAACTTTGAGTTTGCACCACCTGATGGATATTTAGCTTTAAATACAGCTAACATAGCAGCAAATTCAACTCGCACAGCATCTGACATAACTAAATATTTTGAGCCAATACTCTACGAGGGCAATGGCACTGCTCAAAGAGTAGGCCCACTCCAACCATTCGGTAATTCTTTTACTGTAGCAAAGAGTGCTTTGTTTAATGGAGATGACAATTCTCTAAGTAGAACTCAGGTTGCTGGTACGAGTGCTGGAACAGTGTGGACATTCAGTGCATGGATAAAAAATTGTGTAACTAAAAATACTGTATTTGTAAACTGGTCTGATGATTCTGCACAGGGACAATTAGGATGGGATGCAAGTGGTAATTTTTATCTTTATGATGGATCTACGACAGTAGGTTTAACCTCTAGAGAAGTAAGTCTGGATAAATCACAGTGGAGTCACTACCACGTTGCCTATAACACAGGTGAATCAGGAACAGATAAAGCCAAACTAACTATTAATGGTGTCTTAGAAACTAATTGGGCAACAGATAATAGAGCCTCTGCTGATGCTTTTCAAGGTGTTGGTATTAACAATGAACCAATGATAATCGGAAATAATGCGTCTGCTGGTGGTGACGCTATCTCGCTTAATGGTTATATGGCACAAGTTGTATTCTTAGATGGCACTGCTAGTGCTGCAAGTAATTTTGGTCAGCTAGATACTACTACAAATAGGTGGATACCATCAGACCTTTCTAGCTTTTCGTTTGGTTCTGGTAATAATACTGTCTTTCTAGACTTTGCAGATAGTGATGCTTTAGGAGATGATGAATCTGGCCAAGGACATGATTTTACAAACAACAATACTGTAGTTCAAAGTGCTGACTCGCCAACTTCTAACTTTAATACTTATGATCCTAGTGAGAGTTCTGGAACATTTTCAACAGGTAATACAATTTCATTAGCAGGTAATAACTCTATTAATATAGGCACTTTACCTTTATACAGTGGAAAATGGGTTTTTGAAGCTACGGGGACAACTGACAGTTTAGTTAATCATTTTGTTGGAGTTGCTGGCCCATTAATGCCGACAGATAATGGAGGGGCGCAGTCTGGTTTTTCAGATGGTTATATGCTCGAAAATGATGACGGTAGTTTGTGGATTGACGGAGCAGATTCTGGCTTAGATGCTTCGGCAACGTGGACAACTGATGATGTAATTAGATTAGAGATTGATAGAGATAATCATACATTACAGTGGTTTAAAAACGGTAGCTCTATATTATCCATTAAAAATGTGTACGATAAAAACTGGAGAACTGCCACCAGTTACGCAACTTTTATGGCAACGACAATGAACTCTGGTGCAAGTTCATTTGCTGGAACGCCTACCAGTGGGTTTCTTGCTATATCTCAAGATAACATGGCTTCAACCAATCAATTTATATCAGCTTTTAGCTGGACAAAAAATCGAGATGCCGCAGATGACTATTTGCTAATGGACAGAGTACGTGGTGTAAATAAATACCTACATTCAGATGATGCGGCAGTTGAAGTTACAAATGTAGAAACAGTACAGAGATTTCTCAAAGGTGGAATACAAATCGGTGATGATGTCGAAATTAATACTGCTAATGAAAGCTATGTGTCTTGGAACTGGTATATGCCGTCTACTGGATCAGGTTCTAGTAATACTGATGGCTCTATTAATACAACATCTACATTGGTTGATACTACCTTAGGCCTAAGTATCTCTACATATACAGGCACGGGGTCAAATGCTACAGTAGGCCATGGACTGGGCGCAGTTCCAAGATTGATATTTATAAAAAATCGTGGCGTGACAGATTCTTGGGCTGTTTACTACGGTGATAATACAGATTATCTTGTTTTAGATACTGCTACTGGTACTGTAGATGATGCAACAATGTGGCAGGATACGACTCCTACATCTACAGTATGGTCAATAGGAACAAATCATCAAGTAAATGCAGACGGTGAAAATTACATAGCTTATTGCTTTGCTAATTCGCAATTTATTTCTGTCGGAGAATTTTTAGGCAATGAAAATACTAATGGGCCCTACGTTTCAACAGTTAACAGCCTTGGTGTCCCTATTCAGCCCACATTTGTTATGATAAAAAATATGAGTAAATCTAGGTCGTGGAATGTTTGGGATAATAAGAGAAGTCCATTTAATGTATCTCAAAATCTTTTAGAATGGGACTTCGTACAGACAGAACAAACTGGTTCTACTTATTTTATAGATATAGTAACAGGAGGATTCAAACCACGAGGGACGCATGAAACAATAAATGGTGCAGAGCAGATGCTTTATTTTGCAATGGGCTCTCCTATTATTGATACAAGTGGACGAATTATAGCAGGAAAATTATAGCAGAAAGATAAGGAGAAAAATATGTTACCTATTTTATTTGGAATATTAGCTAGTATTTGGAGATACGTAGATGGTGGAGATAGTAGACCAAAGGGTAGTAATCTTATTGGTTTTGCAATATGTATTGCAGCAGCACTATATGCCAGTGGGATGATTTGGAATCCTTGGCACTCAATTCCTCTTATTCTCTGCACAATTATAACAGGTAGACAAATGACAAGAGGTATGCCAGGTTGGGAATTTTGGAAACCTATGTTATTAAAATTTGGACTTCCTCCTGCTATTGGTGGTATTATCCTTTCTATATGTGTAGGGTTTGAACCCACACACCTTGTTTTTATTCTTAGTGGTTTAGTTATTGCAGTCACTTATGTTGTAGGTACGAAGTTGGAAGCTGAAGGAAGTAAATTTTTTACAAAAATCAACATGACTGCCGAACACTTAGGTAGAATAAGTTATGGAGTTATGGCACTTGGTTTAGCAATGCTATAATGATCAATAGAGAGTACTACTCTTATAAATATGTAGAAAGGAAAGAAATATGGCCATACCTTCTACTAAAGCTACCCTAAAAAGTTATTGTCTAAGAGCTCTTGGTTCTGGTGTTATCGATATTAACGTATCTGATGATCAAGTCGATGACCGTTTAGATGAAGCTTTACAATACTTTGCACAATATCACTATGATGGTATTGAGAAGATGTATCTAAAACATCTGATAACAACAGCTGATGTAACAAGAGCAAGATCAGATACGTCAGCAACTGCAACGGATAGTTTAGATTCTTCTGTAACTGCAACATGGAAAGAAGGTAATAACTGGATACCTGTACCAGATGCTGTTGTTTCTATTTTAAGAGTTCTTCCGTTAACTGATACTGGTGGAGGTGGAAGTCTTTTTGATGTTCGTTATCAACTACGACTAAATGATCTTTATGATTTCTCTTCAACTTCAGTTATGCACTATCAACAAACAATGCAACACTTAGATTTTCTAGAACACATTCTTGTAGGTGAAACTCCTATTCGTTTTAATCAACACCAAAATCGTCTTTATATTGATATGGATTGGGAAAATGATATTGTTGCTGATAGTGAGTTTATAATTATAGAGTGCTATCGTAAAATTGATCCAACATCATACACTGATATATTCGATGACATATATCTCAAAAGATATGCAACTTCTCTTATCAAAAAACAATGGGGTGCAAACCTCTCTAAGTTTAGTGGTGTTGCAATGTTAGGTGGTGTTACTATGAATGGTGAACAAATATATTCACAAGCCATAGAGGAGCAACAAAGACTAGAAGAACAAATTCAATTATCATTTGAATTACCAATTAATTATATGGTAGGATAATAGGATGGCTGTAAATTCATTCTTTCATACAAGTAATGTTGCTGCAATTTCTACAGAACAAAGTTTATATTCAGATTTAGTTGCTGAAGCAATTCAGATACACGGTCACGATGTCTTTTATATGGATCGTACTCTTGTAGCAGAAGACACTATTTTAGGTGAAGATTCTGTTTCTGTCTTTAGAGATTCTTCAAAGATAGAAATGTATATGGAAAATGCTGATGGTGGTTTTGCTGGTGAAAAAGAATTGATGGATCAGTTTGGTTTACAGAACCTAAGTGAAGCAACCTTTGTTGTAAATAAACTAAGATTTCAAGAACTCACAAAACAAATAACAATAGAGTCTGGTACTGACAGTACAGAGGGTGGTTCTATTTTACTAGAGTCTGGAACACTTGCTGAAATAACTACAGACTTAGAAGGTAGTGATTTCTATATTCTATCAGAAACATCAGCTACAGATTCAGATCGTCCATACGAAGGTGATGCGATATATCATCCTATACTTAAAAAAATGTTTCAAGTAAACTTTGTAGATCACGATGAACCTTTCTTTCAGTTAGATAATAATCCTGTATATAAGTTAAGATGCCGTCTATTCGATTATAGTTCTGAGGAACTTTCAACTGGTATAGATGAAATAGATGCAATTGAAGCTATTAGTGTAGCATCTTCTGATCATCAATTTACTTTAGAATCAGATACAGCTAGTGTCAATGCAGTACAGTTAGAAAGTGAAGATGGTCGTATCATACATGAAAATGAAACAGACTTACTTGTTGCACATGAAGATAGTGTAATGACAACATCCTCTGGTTCTCTTCTTGCTGAAAACTCTGCTGATAGTGGTAATGAAGAATACTTGATACAAGAAGACTATATAGTAGGTGACGGAACATCATCTGGTATTAAGGATGCTCAAAACGAGTTATTTGAATCAGCTGATAATACAATATTAGATTTTAGTGAATCGAATCCATTTGGGGATGTAGGGAGTAGTTCGTAATGTTAGGTCAACAATTTTACCATGAGACAATAAGAAAAGTTATTGTTGCTTTTGGAACAACATTTAATAATATACAATTAGTTCGTAAGGATAATAATGGTGACGTTAAACAATCCATGAAAGTTCCTCTTGCATATGGCCCAAGACAAAAATGGTTGACTAGATTAAATGAAGATGCAGATTTATCAAAGACAGTTGCTGTTACTCTTCCACGTATAGGATTTGAAATACAAAATCTATCTTACGATTCAGCAAGAAAACTTAATAGAGTACAGAAGTTTAAAAAAGTAAAAGGTGCAAATTCTACACAACTTGATACACAATTTATGCCAGTGCCATATAATTTAAGTATACAATTATATGTTATGGCTAAACAGTCAGATGACGCACTTCAAATTGTAGAACAAATTCTTCCATACTTCCAACCAGACTATACTCTTACTATTAATGATATGGCTGATATGGGTATTAAAAGAGATGTTCCTATTATATTGAACAGTATAGGATATGAAGATAATTATCAGGGAGACTTTGAAACTAGACGAGCATTGATATATACTTTAGATTTTACTGCAAAGTTTTATCTTTACGGCCCTGTTACTTCTGGTAAGGTTATTAAGACAGTTCAAGTTGATCAATATACTGATCTTAAAGATACTGCTCCACGCAGAGAACAAAGATTTACAGTTGCACCAACACCTGCTAACGCTGATGCCGATGATGATTTTGGATTTAACGAAACAACTTCATTCTTTACGGATGCAAAAGTTTTTGATCCAGTAACAGGTGAAGATAAAGAACAAGATTAATGGTTGATCCCCTCAAAGAATTAGATAAGGCTCTTGGGATTGTAAGTGACGTAGATAAATTACAAAATGAACCTTGGAACTATGAACACAAACCTAAACAAGAGATTATAGTTGAAGATTCTCCAATGTTAAGTGGAGAAGAGTGGTTGGGGAAAGATGGTCTTGCAGAGGTCGAAGCTAACATCGAAGCAGATTACATATATCAAAGAGAGACTTTTTATACTTTGGTCGAAAAGGGGTCTACCGCAATTGATGGAATACTCGAGCTTGCAAAAGAAGGAGAACACCCCAGAGGATACGAAGTAGCTGGTAATCTTATTAAACAAGTTGCAGAGGTTACTGAAAAACTTGGTGACTTACAAGAGAAGATGAAAAGATTAAAAGAAGTACCTGACAATGCACCAAAGAATGTTACTAATGCATTGTTCGTAGGTTCTACTGCTGAATTGCAAAAACTCATAAAAGGAAAGAAAAGTGAGTGAATCTGTATATCTAGGTAATCCTAATTTAAAAAAGGCTAATGTACAACAACAGTGGACAAAAGAACAAG